CGACGACCCTGATCAGAGATATCGCCTCAGAGGGACCCGTAACTTGTTGATTTTCAACGCTCCTTTTCTGCTGCATGCAACGCCCATGACCCTGTTGCAAGTCGATTGCATCTCTCAGTCTCAATAGACAATCTCAATAACAGTTGTCCTCAGACATCCACGCCACGTTCATTCCGTGGTCTCCTTGACTTCTCATGGATTCAACGACGATGCCTTCGGCCATCCATGAAATCACTGAGTTCAAGTCAAAACGCCCCCGCTTGGTTTTTTGAATCTTTCCGTTTCTGGCCTGATTATAAAACGTATTGACTGAAGATCCTGTCATGTCCGCAAGCTCGCCCCCCGCAATGTCAAGACTGCCTTGGCTTCGCATCGCTTTTAAGTTTTCAAGGACATCAAGCGAAAGAGCTTTGGGATTGCGACCTCTAAACTTGGTAATCCTTTTATCACTTCCGGCTCTGCCCATCATTTTGCACCTCCTTGGATCACGCGCTTGAACGCATCAAGCAGCTCGACAGGATCCACCATGCCCCATGCGTTGTGCGTGCGCCCGATCTCCATCTCGACGCGGCGGACCAGCCCTTGGTCTGGGTTGCTTTGGATCCGCTGGTCTTGCGTTGGTTTCTTTACATCTTCGATGATATCGATTAACTCAACGTCCTGCATGGCATCGACCTGCTCGACATCCTCGACGGGTTGCGCTTCAGCCTTGGCCTTTGCTGGCCGTCCTCTTTTCTTTTGTTGGTTCATAGGTTCGTTGGTTAAGCTGCCATCATCAGCAGTAGGAGAATGATCGCGCAGACGATCAGCACAAGGAAGCAGCCAGTGCATCCGCAGCATCCTGCCATGTGCCGGGGCGCGTCTGGCGAATGGTTCAAGGCATAGCTAGCGCCTCGGCTTTTATATTGTCCCTTCCCGGTCGCTCGATGTCCACGCCCGTTGTGACGAGTGGGATTTCGCCTAGACGAGGAGCCGTCAACCTCGCTGGCTATCGTGCGTGACGGCAGGTGGCTAGTCCTGCGCCTTTGCCCTTTGGGGTTGTTAATCATGCTCATCGGGCTTTCGTTTGTCAAATGCCACCCAATAACCTTTCCGCCCCTCGAGGACGAGCTGCACTCGGATCGGTGATTTCTCGATTGCCAGTTGGAACTGTAGGCTGCGCAGGAACTGGTGGACCTCACACCCTGCGGAAAAGCCCAGTATCTCGGTCAGGTGCTTTGCTGCGATCCTTCCTCGGCCAAGTGCATGGCGAAGGAAAGCAATGCGGCGAGCGTTGCGGACATAGCATCTCCTGCCGTGAGAATGCACCTCGCCTCCGTTAATCGGCAGCACTACCGGCGACTCCCACCCGTCGAGGATGGCATCATCCAGGTCGGTGTGGTAGGTCTTCTCGGTCATGAATTCCTTGGTCTGAATTTGATTAAGCAAGGTTTAGGCGCTTGACCATCCGTTGGACCGATGTGGTGTGCCATCTTCCACCGCGAGCGGTTGCAATCTTTTGCTGGTTGAGGGCGTCCGCAATATCAGAGCGCCTAAGACCTTCGCCTAGATACTTCTCTACCGTGCTTTTGAGGTTGGTGGCGAATTCGTCGGCGGCGGCCTTGTTGAACTTAGCAATCGCCTTCCCGTTACCGCCCAATTTAGTTCCACGGGCCTTGGCAGCGGCAAGCCCTCGTTTTGTCAAAAACGAATGATTCAAGAATTTCCTGTCATGAACCATCCCGTGGCAACTCTCGCAGAGGCGCACTGTCGCAGTGCCTCCGTATGAACGCGGGATAACGTGATGTGAATGGTGAGCTGTTGCTCCACACTCAAAACACAAATCGGAATCTCCGCTCATGGCTTTGATCAAAACGGAATTTCGGAATGATCCTCCATCGAAACGATCACCGAAGTCTCCTGTCTGGCTGGTGCGGAAGTCGGCCCCTTAGTTCCAACCTCCTTCCAGTTGCCAATGATTGGCCCCTTCTCCCCTGCTATGCGACGCTCCTTGCCCAGATCCTGCGTGACGAAGCCATCGTTGCCGAACTGGTCCGGCCCTTCCTTGTTGTCGAAGAAAACCAGGCTGAGGTATTTGCCGTTCTTCCCTTCGTAAAGGGCGGTCTTGTCGATTTTGGTGACGTTGATGTTTGCTGTTCTCATTGCATTACTTTGGTTGAATCAAATTCTGTAAATCGGAATCTAGCGGAATCGAAATTGAGTTTGAACATGCCAAGCCATCCGGTCTCCCGCTGCTTCTCGACAATGATCTCGGTATCGTGCATAGACCGCTCTTCCTCGCTCGTCAGTTTTCCGGCCTTGCGCTTCTTCTCTTTCTCAGGGTTGCGGAGGACAAGCAGAACGTTGTCTGCATTGTTGACCATCAAGCTTGAGCCTTTAATGGCATACATGCTAGGTCTTGCTCCATCTTGCGCTGGCTTTGCCAGATGTGCAACCAGATGTAGATGACTTCCTGTTTCTTTGGCAAAGTCTTGGAGCCGATTGCAAAACTCTCCTTGGGCTGGGTAATCCTCTTCCAAGCCCTGCACGCGCATCAACGAGTCGATGACGAAATGGGTTGTCCCATAGCGGCGGTGCGAGAACCACATCATCTCCATCAGCGAATCCTTGGTGATGGAGCCGACAACATCGGAAAAGACAATGCTTTCACCTACGTTCCGCGCAAACTCACGCGCAGCAGTTTCGTTGATGTTCCTTTTTCCGTAGAACACCGACAGCATCTTCCGAAGCTGAGTTTCAACGCGGATCTCAAAAGAGCCGATGAAGACGGGAATCCGTGCGCCCAATAGCTGGGCAACCATGAAGTTGAGCATGGTAGACTTGCCAGCGTGCGAGAAGCCGCCCCAGATGGTCAGCTCACCTGGGCGGAAATAAAATCCATCTCCATTGTGCCAATCCATTTTTAGGAACGGCATCGAAAACGGCTCGGGCTTTGGCTTCACATCCTCGACAAGACGATCCTCCATTTCCGCTGTCGTCACCAATCGCTCGATGCGTGGCCGCTTGGCATTGGCCACCCAGTCGCGTGCGTCCTCGGCGGTGAATCCAGCCAGCAGACAATCGTTCGCATCCTTCTTGGGCATCGCGACGATGAAGCAACGATGCTTCCCTAGGCGCGTCACCGCCATGTTGGCGATCTTCCTCCCGGCCTCGTCTTGGTCAAACGCCAGATAGATCGAATCGAACGCTTGGAGGTTCTCCCATTCAAACTCCACCCACGTCGCGCCCGTGCCGTTGGGAACCGACAGCGCAGGGATTCCCCACTGATGCCACGTTGCCGCGTCGATCTGGCCCTCGCAAAGCAGGATTGTTTTTGATCGGTAGCTCGACTCAGGGACGGCCTGCCATCCAAAAAGGCTTGGTGCGCAGTCCTTATCCTGCCACACCTTCTTTTTCTCGCCAAGCGTCCGATAGGAGCGGTTGATAATCTCGCCGGCTGGAGAGATGCACGGGAAAACAATGGCCTTCCGCTCTGTGTCGATCTCAATTTTCAGCCTCTCGATGATCTCCGGCTTCAACCCCCGCGTTTGGGTCAACCAAGCGTAGGCGCGACCGTTTGGTGATGGGGCTTCAGACTTAATCGCGGGTGCATGGCCGTAAACCCGCTTCTCATGCTGCCTGACAGGCTCTGAGATGCCAAGGTATGTCCTGACAGCGGAAACCGCTTCCCCCGCTGAAATCGCTCGACAGAGACGCCAGAGGTCCACAAGATCGCCGTGGTCATCGGTGGCCCAATCTCTCCATTGGCCTGCGTGTCCTCCCGTCATCGTGAGTTTGAGCGAATCACCTGGTGCGCCTGACAAGTCGCCGCAGATCCACTCGCTGCCGTGACGCCTGCCGCCGGGAAGAAGCATTGGCGCAAGCTCCTCAATCCTGCCGACGAGTTGCTCGGAGAGGTCTGAAACGGTCAGAAGCATCCGGCCTCCTCTTTTTCGAGTTCTTCGTCGGTCCAGTAATCTGGGTGATCTCCTGCCGCCTCACGCGCCTCGACCTCCTTCAGCCGCAGCAGCTTGGCCATGAGGTCGTCCTCCTCTTCGGGGTCCGTCTCAGCGGCGGATTGCGCTCTTGGCCATTGCGGCTCGTAGTCAGACGGGCTTTTCTGGCTCGGCATGTAGCCGTGCGATTTCCATGATCGGACGGTCGCCTTCCAATCAACAATTTTCTGACTCTTGTTTGTCCAGCCGTTGCCTTCCCACTTGTTCCAGATCGCTTCCGCGTCACGGGGGTAAAGCCCAAGCTCTCGAAAAAAGGCGTCGAACTCGTCGCGATTGACGGCTTCGCGTTTGGTTTTTTTGCGGGATAAGCCATCACGCGTGCTACACTCCTTCCCTTCCTTGTTCCCTTCCCTTCCCTTCCCTTCCGCTTTACCGGCGTGGGTCACGCGTGGGTCACGCGTCAAGCACGCGTCAGAATCCATATATTCCAAGGGCTGCGGCAATTCTGATTCCCTTTCGCGATTGTTAATGACTTGATGCGAAAGAAACGTTGGAATGACGCCAAAAACCTCCGTGCCGCACGCGTATTTACGAATGAATCCACGCGTGGCCAACGCGTCAAGCACGCGTGAAAAGTCACAATCGTCGTATGGCAGGATTTGAACTCCAAGCCGTTTCGGCGACCATTTAAATCGACCCTCACGATCAGCGGCGCACCAAAGGCCAATAAACGCCAAGCGGATCGGCAGAGAGGTTTCGGTTTCCAGTTCGTGCAGTTCCTCATGATGAAAAAACTCGGGCTTGATCGTTCGGATTCTCATTTCGTTGCCTCCTTTTCGATCAAATTAACCAAGCGGGATTGCAGCGGGACAATGGCAAGCTCCATTTCATCGCAAGCTGACAAAAACCGCTTACTGGCAACCTCAATCCATCGGATCAAAGTTTTGCTGTCGTTGGCAAGTCGGGCCTGCGTCACGGCCTTGTAGAATGACTCCACAAGGGGCGGCATGCTCTCAAGGTTGCCTTCGTGCATCGCGGTGTGGCAGTCCTCACAGAGCGTCACCAGGTCGCGGGAATCTGCATCCCATGGATTTTCGCCAGTGTATTTTTTGTGATGGACGGCAAGGGTTGAGCCTTCTGAAAAGCAAAGTCGGCATTTCCAATGGTCGCGCTCCATAACTTCCAGCCGCAGCCTTTGCCATCGCGGGTGTTTGAGTTTGTTGGAATAGTTGTTCATAGGCACAAAAAAGCCCTCGCCCGCCCATCACGGTCAGACCTGGCGAATACACCAGCGCGATGGGGGGACGAGGACTGTCTGAAGGTATTCATTTCTACGGGTCTGACTCCGTGCCGATCCGGTCGGCTTTTTAGGTTCAACAAAATGATATGAATCCGCAAGACGATTTATCGTGCGTTTTGCTGGCGATATTGCCTCTGATATTCCCTGTTGTTCTCCGCGCAAATCTCGCATCGCGTCCGATTCGGCACGGCCAACCTGGCGCAGATCGCGCATCTACCCGCAGCGATCTGCTTGTTCTGCCAGCGGCGGTTTCTGATGGTTTTTCCGTCTCCGTTCATTTCGTAACCCTTTCCATCTCCGCGTTATGCAAGTCGGCAGTCTCTTGGAAGTTCCGGTGATTCCGCACCATTTCGACGGTCCAAGGCTTCCACTCGATAGAATCGTTAGCGCCGCGATCGACCTTGGTCGGTCCCTTGTCGGCCTTCTCGTGGCTGGCAACGACGCGGATTTCGATTTGCCTAGCAGGCTCTCCGGCCTTGTCTTTAGCGTCTTGCTCAGTAGGCCAAACATAGCCTGACGATCCATCCGCATAAACGTTGACCCACCCGGTTTTTAGAATTTCGTTTTGTTCTTTCATCTCAATCAAGTTTCAGCTTGAACATCAACGAGATCACAGCCTCGCGCTCAGTCTCTCCGCATTGGGTTTCCACATCACCAAAAATCTCAATTGATGCCTCCCAGTAGGAATCGGACATGTCGAAGACATAGAAGGTTTCGATGCCTAGGCGCTTCGCGTCCTGCTTCCAACGTGGGGCGCTTTCGGCAACGTCCAGAAAGTCGTTTACGTCGTTCATGGTTTGGTTGCGTCATTTAGTTTAACTGACGAGGATTCCTCGGTAGATGGGTATTTGACAAGAGCTTCCAGCAAGCAGTCTGCGGCATCTACCGCCGCTTCGGCAATAACGTCCCAGTGGCATCTGTCCCATCGCGAATTTAGGACAATGGACTGCATTGCCGCCTTCGCCGCCTCAAATCGCATTTGTTCTTGTGTCATGTTTTGCTTCAAAAGTTCGGTTTGGAGGTTCTGCAAAACTGCGTCGTTTTGGGCTGCGATTCTTTTCTTCCGCTCGATTTCAAGAGCGTTGGCGAGTTGGTCTTTGTTCATGGTTCTCTCCTTTCAAAACCTTTTGCATACCATTGGGCGAGCAGACTTTTCTTTCCGCCTCCGGTGAAGTAAGCCAACCCATGCTGTTGCAGCATAAAGAAGTTCGGCCTGATCCCAGCGGACATTACATCCGCCTTCGTTGAACCGGGGTTTTGCTTTAGAAAATCAAGCGTTGCCTTTGCATTGAGAGCGGCTTGCTTTTGAGCCGAAGTTCTGCCAGAGCGCCAGTCAGATTGGACTTGCTTTTGTCCTGGTGATAGATCGTCGTCGCTCATTTCGCCGTCCCTCCAAATTCCACCCATTTGCAAAGCGAGACGCCGATCTCCGAACTCATGCGCTCGATCCGGCCCATGATCTCGACGGCATCCTCGACGCTCATGTTTGCGGCTCGCTCGTTGCCATCCTCAAATTCGGAATAAGCCTCGCGCAGGTGAGTTGCGGCAGCGCCAAGTTCTTCAAGAAGGTCGAGAACCTCCAGCCGCGCCATGCAGATAATGTCTGGGGTCTTGTCGCTCATTTCGCCCTCCCCTCTTCAAAGCGGGACCATTCCGCCATTACGCGCACCTCAGTCAGTTCAGCGATGGCCCTATCCTTTTCATTCCGTTGCTCGCCCATTTCGAGGGCGAAATAGAAGGCGAGTCCG